TCTGAACCTGAGTTCCACAATTCAGTATTAAGTTCTGATACTGGATCTTGTTTGCCGATAGTGGTCAAAGAATTCTCAATGTACCATTTACCTGTAGGTCCCTGAAAGCCGTGATTCCAAATACGAACCCAAGGTAGTTCCTCGCCCTTTGGTGGAGCTAAGAAACGAATAACCGCATAGCCGTTGCCTGCCTTGTCAACCTCAGGTTGCCAGAAGCGATCGTCGTTGCGATTGTTAGATTCGGATTGGGGATTTGCGATCTTTTCAACTTCTTTCATTAATGAATCGAAGCCACCGCGAGATTTGCGTAGATCAGATAGTGAAGTATAAGCCATAATATTTCCTTTCGTATTGGCGTAGTATAAGCGTAGTATTAACGTCGTTTATTTTTTTGATTAACGTATGCATAATCTAGAAATTCATCAAACACATCATCGTCTTTTTGCAATGATGCTACATTATATATAATCTTTCGATGTTTGTCAATTTTTGAGGTACCCTTTTCAACTCGGCGTATCTTTTTCTCGCGATCGTACCAATCGCTTTTCTTAGTTTTATTCATTTTAAAAAATAAAAATCTCCATAAATTTAAACATCTTTTGTTCGTTTTGCCTGGATTCTGACATACGGCCAAGACAAAACTCTTTTACTTAATTCTTGTTGCCCGTGAGCAAGTTTAATTAAATATCTCTGGGTTTCCAACATCGTTTCCTGTTGTTGTGAAATTACTTCTTGTAGCATTGTTATATTTTCTTCAAGCTTTTTAATTTTTTTATTAGATTGCACTAATTCTGCGTCTAAAGATTGCATCGTATTTTTCCAGGTCTAAAATTAGAAACGGTTTATATTTTTTAATAAGTCTAGATACATCAGGCCACACTACAGTGTCACTGATTTCTTTATCATAAGTTTCAACAAACCCATTAAGTTTCTCAAGAATCACTAATGTCTCTAGACTAATAGTTTTTCTCAAAAATGCTTTTATTATATATGGATGTTGTCCTTTAGACACGGTGAAAATATCTTTAATTTTTAATCCAGAATCATCCATTTCCTGAATTAAATTGTCCAAATCTTGTGTGAAATTATAAGACAAACTCTCAATTTTCTTCTTCCACATCTGGTATCGTTGTCCTGCTTCAGAATCAAACATTCCACCCCAACGATCACCTGACACAAAATTGGCGACTAAAAAATTAGCAACTTCTTCGTCAGAATAATTTTTTGATATTTTTCTAATTGAGAACAAATCTGTTCTTTTAGCAAACGCTTGTCGGCTCGCGCGTACCCTGCCTTTTTGTTTAATTACATCATATGCATCTGTAGTAAAGTGTAGCTTTAAAGCAATATACATTTTGTAAACTGAAAATTCATCCATTATCATAGCGGCAATTTGCCCCTTGGTCTCATATAGTTTTGATCTTCAGCTTCGTTTTGAATTTTATCTTTAAGAGATTGATTTATCAATTTTGTAACTGCCTCAACATCTATATCAATATCGTTACAATACGCAATTACTGCATCCATATATCCAATTGACTCTTGTAATACTTTTTCTTCAATGTAGAGCGAAAATTCATTTGGCGATCTAAATCTCTTAGTAATAATTAGAGCATCGGTTAATGTCTCTTCTGTTTGTTGTTCTAACATTTCTATCATTCGATTTCTGGAAATAAGATTTCATCCATAAAGTTTTTAAACACCGTTTCGTCGATGCCTAGGTTAATCATCATTGCCGGAGTATGGGGGTTCATCTTTTGGAACTTACAATAATTGTTATATTGTTCCTTATATGATTCACCTGTTTTCTCAACACATCCTACATTATATAGGTAAACGTCTAAACTTTCAATAGCTAAATCAGCTAATTTATCCAATTCTTCTTCTTCGGATATATTACCTGCCGCAATCATACCAGGACTAAAAATTTGAGTTGCCCAATCAGGCAATACCCTGGGTTTATTCCATTCTAATTTAGAGGAACGGTCAATGAACCACGCATATACTGAACAATTTCCGTTTTTAGAAAAATCATGGAATGCGCCTGTAATTTTATTTGCACCGCATACTACGTCAAATCCGAAAATAGGCGACGGATCATCTAGTTCCGGGAATATAGTCATGTGCATAACCCAGATCTTTTTTGCTTCTCTTGCATCAACAATTTCTACATGCGCGCGACGATAATTCCGAGATGTAAAAATATAATTTTCCCATAGATATCCGTTGCCCTGTTCCGCAGTATATTTTAATTCGTCATCTGTAGATTGTTCTAATGTATCAAGTATTGTCTGAGACAATGGAATCATTTTATCCCACACTAAAGACATTAATTAAATTCCTTAGCAATTTCAATGTTGTAATCGAAAGCAACACACGCCTCGGGTCCCATTTCTTCTTTTAATTTACTAGTAAAATTAGTTAACAATTCTTCTTTGTTGTTAAACTCAAACATTTTTCCAGATCCAGGGACTAGGGTAGCAAAAATTTGCCCACCATTCAAATCACCGAGATATCTAACGTACATATGTGCAATTAGATCATCTGGATTAGTAATATCTAAAAGATAGTTAATGTATTTCAATGTTGAATGATTGGTTGGATATGGCCTATCGGGTACAGCAAGTTCGGTGAAATCTTCAAAAACCACCGAAGATCGTTTAATACCTTCAATGCCATCAAATACGTTAAATTTAGGACCTGCTAAATCTTCTATTGTATGATAAATCAAGTATAATTGATACAAATATTCAGCATACTTTGTAGGCGTAACTTGCTTATTAAAAATTTCTTGAATAAACGGCTGAGATTCAGCTTCTCTGTGTTTTTCTGATGTTTGTTCTCTTAATGTAGTCATGATGTTTATTTAAATAAAATGAGTGCAAGAAGCACGGAGTGGATAATAAATCCTAAACCAATTGTTACAATGTGTAGGATATCTCTAAGGATTACTGCTCTAACAAATAGCATGGATAATCCGCCCCAAATAAACAGAATAAGATCAACGGGTGGCATCTTATCTGATAGACCAGACATGATTGAAATCATTGTTGGTATAGTTGCGGCGTGGACAAGTACAATCCCAATCCATGCAATTGTTTCAGCAGTAGCAACTGTTAAAGTTGTTTTGCAATAGTCAATAACATCTTGTAGTGTGGGGTATTTCATAATTTATTTGTAAAAAATGTGATTGCCAATTTGTGCGATTTGTTGTCGTTTCCATCCAGGGGAAACATACGTTGCGTGATAATAAAGTGCATCGGTTAGCCCAGCTAATCGAAATCCTTCAAGTAAAACTTTCTTAGCTACTTCGTAAGATTCTTTATATGCAGATTGATGTATAGGTCTTGTTTTTGTAGAAGTTTCGCAGTACCAACTGAATTGGCAAATTACCTTTTCATATACTACATTCTTTTGATATACTACTCGGCAAATATCATTAGGAAATCCGGCATTTGCTGCTCTGTTCATTGTGACTTGCGCTACAGCAACTTTACCTTCAAATGGTTCAGATCTTGCTTCATGGTAAATATTTTTTGCTAAACAATCTAGTTGTTGTTCTCTGACTGCAACGGTTGCTGTACTATCGGTAAAGTTTGATTGTTTTAAATTATGTAGTTTCGATGTTGTTACTTGTGTGAGAATTGAAATTAAAAATATTGCGGATACTGCTACTAAAAATGATTTCGTATATGTTTTCATCTGTTTGTAGATTAGTTAATAAAAGTTAGTTATTCTGTTACGAGGAAACTAACCGAAACCCTAAGCAGCGTTTAGGCTGCTAAAGCGAACAGTTCGTCGTTTGCATTTACGTTTTTTGCTTCTGCGGCCGAGTTACCCCAACCCTACGGGTTTCACATTCCCGTGCTGTCCACTCTGTTACTCTTTACCCTGTCGAATCTATTTCAGGCCCTTCAAAAAGATTTTTCCATCTATCAAGTGCTTCGAAATAACTTATCCAAACACATCCTTCACAACCTCTACCGCAACAAGTAGTTGGTTCTTGCGGTCTGGGATAAAAATCCTTTTGGTGGACCTGGCGGGATTCGCACCCGCGTCCAGAATACTTTTCTCTTTGCTTCATACAGCAATATTTTATATATTATAACAGGTTTTACGAAAAAGTCAATAAATTGTTGTCCATTTCGTAAGAATCTCTGCATTTTAGCAGTTCTTCCGCCCAATTATCACGTTTTTCGACAAAAACTTGCGGATCTTCGCCTTCAACCGCTATAAGTACCACTAATTTGTTGATAGGAACACCGGTTCTTTCCTCATACATGATGGCATATGCAGCACATTGCATAAAATAACTGCTAATCCACTCTTTTTTCTTCAATTTGCTTGAAGTTTTGAAGTCGATGACTGCTAATTTACCTTCGTATTCACCTATACAATCAACTGTGCCAGCTAAACGCAAATAATCTGAATAAAGTTTTTGTTCTTGCACATGAATGTTGTTAATTTTGTGCAACTCAGGTAAAATACTTGCGAAAAGTTCTTTTTGTATGAAGGACATTTCATCTATAGCATTAATATTGTTTAGATAATTTTCTACATGCGTGTGTAGTTTTGTTCCTCGGCTCGCTGCAGCCTTAGAAATCTTATTTGCCTGCTCTTCACCTACTTTTTTGCGCCATTCAAGCAAACCTTGTTTACTTTGCGCACTTAAAATTGTAGTAATTGAAGGATATCTGTTACCAGATGGTGTTTGATAAAATCTTACACCATCTTCTCGGGTAATTTGTTCCAACGTCTCAAATTTATTCACATTCACATGATTAAAAATCATTAATTATCCCTGTAAAATATCTACTGCGTGATTATAATGTTTGATTCTGTCATCAAGACCAATAAAACCGCCATTAATTTTCTTTGTCATCATCTAAA